CGTGCCGGTCCGCGGCACCGGCAGCGTGACCGCCACGACCGCCTCGTTCAGCGGCACCTTCCTGGCCTCCGAGACCGGCTGGTCACTGAGCGTCGACGTTCACAACTACGCCAGCACCCGGACCGGGGCCCAGGCCACCGCGACGCTGAACGGCGCCAAGACCGCCGTGACGGTCACCGTTCCGTACAGCAGCGACCTGGCAAAGACCCTCGGCATGGTCGACCCGGGCACCTACTCCGTCTACGCGACCAAGGGAACCACCGTGACCCACCTCTTTGACGGCAACCTGACCATCAACCTGGCCGGCTAGCCGCCACCCACGACGACAAGAAGGAAGCGACAGTGACCAACTCCATAGACCTGGCGGCCGTCTCCGAGGACGCCCTCAGCCTGAAGACCATGCTCGACGGCGTGCTCGAGCGCGTCGAGAACGTCTTTGCGTCCTACGGCGTGCCGCTGCCGAAGCGCCGCTACTGGACGCTGGGCACCCCCGCCGTCGACTGCGAGCAGCTGGTCGTCTTCCTGGCGCAGCTCTACCTCGGCCCTCCCGGGGACCAGGCCTCCCGCCCGATGCGCTGCAACGTGCCGCGCACCGCGGTGCTGAGCGTCTCCGTCTCGCGCGCCGTCCCGACCGTCGGCACGAACGGCCGGCCGCCGTCCGGCGACAAGATCGAGCTTGCCTCTCAGCTGTCCGCGGTGGACATCTGGGTCCTCATGCAGTCCGTCAACCTGCTGGACACCTGGGACGACACCGGCTACGGACTCGGGGTCATCGCGACCGCGGAGACCGCGGAGCCGCAGGGCGGCTTCCAGACCGTGACGCTGCAGATCACCATGGCGGTGCCGTAGTGGCCGGCTACGCCTACCACACCGAGCTGACGCTCTACAAGTCGGCCATGTACGACAACCTGCGCCGCCCCCGCGGCATGGTCGGCCGCCACCTGCAGCGCCGCGCTGACGCGTTCATCTTTGCCGCCCGCGCCCAGGTCGGAAAGAAGACCGGACGACTCGCCGCCTCCATCAAGGTCCAGGAGCACAAGGCGGAGCCGTACGGCCAGCTCATGCGGGTCGGCTCCACCGTCAGACACGCCTTCCTGCACCACCAGGGCACCCGCCCCCACATCATCCGCCCGCACGACCGCGGCGGGGTGCTGGTCTTTCGCAGCGGCGGCCGCACGGTGGTCACCCGCGAGGTGCGGCACCCCGGAACCAAGCCAAATCACTACCTAACGGACAATCTAAAATTGTTTGTGGTGCCGTAGGCACCAGGCACAAGACACCCACGACGCTGACACAGCAGAAGGAAACAAAACAGATGGCAGACAACAAGAACAGATTCAAGGACTTTGGCAAGGGCAACGAGACCACCAAGGAGCCCCTATCATTCAAGCTACACGGCGAGGAGTACCACTGCGTCCCGGCGATCCAGGGTAAGTTCATGCTGGACCTGATCAAGACCTCGAACGGCGAGGACGGGGCGGCGACCGCCCGCGTCATCGACGAGTTCTTCGGCCACGTGCTGCTCGAGGAGAGCAAGGAGCGCTTTGACGCCCTGCTGGTCGACAAGGAGCGCGTGGTCACCGTGGAGACCCTCAGCGAGATCGTTGGCTGGCTCATCGGGGAGTACTCAAACCGCCCGGAAGAGCAGCCAGAGGCATAGCCCGCTGGGGCGTTGACCTCTGGCACTTCGTAAACGGAAAGGCGCTGATGAGCGGTCTTGACCTCCGGGAGATGGAGGCGTCCAGCATGCTGGACGTCCTGCACTACCTCATGGAGGAGGAGATGATCCGCCAGCACCACAGCGGAGTGGACGTACCGGGGGCCGTGCGAGACTACCTGTACAAGGAGCTCTACGGCACCGAGTACCCGTACTACACCCCGGTCGGCAACAAGCGCTACACGGCGAGCGGCGACATAGACGCGCTGGACGACCCGCTAGACGGCATCGAGCCGTTCAACCCAAAGAACAGCGAGTCCGCGCCCGCGCGGCCGTACACGCCGCCGACCCCGATAGACCCGGACGCGCAGCAGCCGTTCGGCGCACTACTGGACAGCCCACTGGGCTAGAGAACACAGACACGGAGGAGGTGGCGCAGTGGCGATTCTAGGCGAGGCCCACATCATCGTTCGCGCCATCACCGACGGCGTCGGCGACGACATCAAGCGCGCGTTCAACGACTCGGGCGTGAACGACAACATCAACAAGAACACCAAGGCCATGCGCGGCAACGCCGACGAGGCGCTGGCCCTGGCCAAGGCGTTTCACAGCCTAAACCGCACCGGCATGACCATGCAGGGCGGGCTCGGCGCCGTCCTGGGCGCCGTGCAGGCGCTCGTCTCCGGCGGCATCATCCCGCTCATCGGGACCCTCGGGCAGGCGGCCACCTCGGGCGTCGCGCTGGTCAGCGTGTTCGCCGCCGTCAAGGTCGGCAGCCTGGTGGCCAAGTCCGCCTTCAGCGGCATCAACCAGGCCGTGAGCCAGGCCTCCAGCGGAAACATGGCCTACAAGAAGACGCTGCAGCAGGTCCGCGAGGAGATGCAGCAGCTGGCCTTCGACGCGGAGGACGCCGCCCTCGGAGAGAAGCGCGCCGCGCTCAACCTGGAGAAGGCCCGCGAGGAGCTCATGCGCGTGCAGGACCTGCCGCCCAACGACCGCGCGCGCCGCGAGGCGGAGCTGTCATACGAGGAGGCCGACCTGGCCTTCCGCCGCGCCAAGGACCGCAACTCCGACCTGCAGAAGCAGATTGCCAACCCGCCAAAGCAGCGGGGCGCGCAGGACCCGTTTAGGAACCTGACCAAGAGCCAGAAGGTGTTTGCCCAGTACCTCGTCGGCGTCAAGAAGACCATGAAGGAGCTGCACGAGGCGGCGGCGTCCGGCTTCCTGCCGGTGCTCCGGAAGCAGATCGACCGCATCATCAAGGGGCCGGCGTGGGGCACCCTGCTCCAGGGCTACAACACCGTCGGCGTCGCGCTCGGCAAGGCCGCCAAGAACTTCACCGACTCCCTCACCAAGGGCAAGAACCTGGCCAACATGAAGGCCTTCTTCGTCGAGACCTCGCTCATCCTGCCCAAGCTGGGCAAGGTCCTCGGCAGCGTCTTCGGCACGTTCCTGAGCGTCCTGAAGGCCGCCGCGCCGCTGACCAACGTGTTCGTCGGCTGGCTGACCAAGGCGGCAAACCACCTGGACCGGGTGGTCTCCGTCAAGGCAAACAGCGGGCAGCTGGCGGGCTTCTTCAGCCGCGCCGGCGCGATGGCCGGGCAGTTTATCCGGATCTTCAAGAACTGGGGAGCCGGATTCGGCGCCGTGTTCGGGTCCGCGGTCGGACCGGGCTCGGGCGGGCAGAAGCTGCTCGACTGGCTTGAGCGCGCCTCCAAGCGCTTCAAGGACGCGCGCACCTCCTTCAGCGGCCGACTGCTGAACGAGAAGAACATCTCGCAGTCCACGGACAACTTCATCGCCATGTCCAGCGCGCTGGGCACGATCGCGCACGCCTTCAAGGGACTGGGCGAGACCGGCGCCACCGCCGCCTTCACCGAGATCGCCCGCTCCGCGCCGTACATCCACGAGATCCTGATCAACGCGGTCCGCACCGGCAAGGCCTTTGGCAGGGTGGCGGCAGCCGTCGTCAAGCTCTTCTCGGCGTTCTCCGACGCCGGGCAGGCCAGCGCCTTCCTGGACACCATTGCCAACACCCTGAACTTCATCGCAAACATCCTGAAGACCATCCAGCCGGCGCTGAACATCGCGGGGCAGATCTTTGGCGTTATCTCAGCCCTGGCACTGCTGGCCGGCTGGGGCGGAAAAGTCATGCTGCTGTTCAAAGGCTTCTTTCTACAGATGGTCGCGGGCGGGCTGAAGATGCGCGTCCTGAAGGAGGAGACCCTCCTGAACAGCGCGGCCATGCAGAAGCTCGGCGTGGATGCGGAGTTTACCGGCAAGGCCATGAAGACCGCGTTCTCCACCAACCTCATCATGCTCGGCATCATGGCCCTGGTCGAGGCCTTCAGCTGGCTGCAGCAGGGAGTTGACGACGCCAACAACAAGATCAAGGACGCCGCCAAGGGGGCGTTTGACGCCGGCGCCTCGGGCACCGCGGCGCTGAAGGCGGCCTTCTCCAGCGTCGACTTCAGCAACCAGACCGCGAGCATCGTCGACTACGTGGACGCCTCAAACATCGCGCACGAGCGGACCATCGACGTGTCGCACGGCATGAAGGACCTGCGAATGGTCCTGTACGCGCTAAACCACGAGTACAGCAACTACAACCACCTGGGCGCGTACACCAACGCGCTGGACCAGTTTGGCCAGACCCTCGCCGACATGGCCGGCACCGACATCGAGAAGGCGCAGGCGGCCTTCAAGGACATCACCAGGAGCCAGCACCTGAACAAGGAGCAGATGGGGCAGTTACTGAGCACGATGCCCAAGTACCGCGAGGCGCTGGTCACCCAGGCCGCCGCGCTGGGCGTAAACATCAAGAACACCGACGGCACCGTCAACGGCGTCAAGCAGCTGGAGTTCGCGATGGGCGAGGGCCAGATCGCGACGATGCGCGCCGCCGCCGCGGCCGAGGAGTTCCAGAGAAAGATCGCCGGGGCCGCCGCCGAGGTCATCAACATGGGCGACGCCGTCCAGAAGGCCACCGACAAGAACGGCAAGGTCAGCGTCACGAAGCTGATCGAGAACCTGAAGGCGCAGGCCCAGGACGCCGCCAACTACTACAAGAACCTGCTCATCATCCAGGGCAAGGGCGTGGGCCAGCCGGTCATCGACGCCATCATCGGCATGGGCGCCAAGGAGGGCTCGGCCGCCGCCGCCGCGCTCGCCTCCGCCGGCCCGCACCAGCTGGCCGTGCTGAAGGCGCAGTACGCGCAGGTCGGCAGCCTGACCAGCGACGAGATGGCCAGCCGCCTCACCGAGGCGCAGCCGGCGGTGCAGGAGGTCTTCAAGAAGCTCGGCGAGGCCGGCATGACCTCGTTCATCGACAACATCATGACGACCAAGGACCTCAACGCCGCGCGCACCAAGTTCCTGGCCCTGCTCAACGCCAACAAGGAGGGGAACAAGTACTCCTTCGACACGTCCGGCGTCCTGCACGGCGTGGACAAGAGCGGCAAGACCCTCCCCGGCTTCTTCCGCGGCGGACTGGTCAGCCCGCTGCACCTCGCCAGCGGCAACACGAACCCCCTCCGGGGCTTCGGCGGGCCGCAGTCCGACAGCATCGCGGCCTACCTCTCGCCGGGGGAGTTCGTCGTGAACTCGTCCGCCGTCTCCCGCTTCCTGCCGGTGCTGCAGGCCATGAACCAGACCTCGGTGGCCAACAACCGCCTGAACAGCACCGTCCCGTCGGCGCAGGCCGTCAGCACCCCCGGCGGCAGCGTGCAGATCATCGTCAACCCGGCACCGGGCATGAACGAGACCGAGCTGGCCAAGCGCGTCGCCATTGAGATGGGGCGCCAGATGAGACAGGGAGCCTTCTAGTGCCGCGCCTAAACCTGATCAGCAACCCGTCCTTCAACCTGGCCAACCTACTCACCTACCCCAGCTTCGAGCTAGACACCACCGGCTGGGTGGCCGGCGCAAACACCACCATCGCGCGCACCGCCGCGGTGGCCGCTCAGGGCGCCGGAGCCGTCTCACTGACATCAGCGGCCGCCGGCAGCGTGTGGATAAACACGGACTTCAGCACCAACTCACCGGCGGTGACGGCGGGACTGTCCTACACCGCGAGCGCGTACGTGCGCTCGGCGGCCTCGGCGCGCACGGCGCGCGTTCGCCTGGACTGGTACGACTCGGCGGGCACGCTCATGTACACCAGCGACGGCGCCAACACCGCGACCCTCACCACCGAGTGGACCAGGATCTCGGTCACCGCAACGGCCCCGGGCGCGGTGAGCAAGGTGGTGGTGGTGGCCACGGTGAGCGGCGCCGCGGCCGCCAGCGAGGTGCACTATCTAGACGCCTTCATGCTCGAGCAGTCCTCCCTGGTCAACGCGTACTACGAGGTCACCGGCTGGACCGGCGTGAACATGACCGTCGGGCGCGCCACCAACCAGTACCTCTTCGGCGCCGCCTCACTGCAGCTGACCACCACCGCGACCTCCGGCACCTGGACCTACGCCTACGCCGGAAACATCATCGGTAGCAAGAGCTACGCCCTGAGTGCGTACTTTCGCTCCGCGGCCACCGCCCGCTCGGCGTACGTGCAGGTCGACTGGCTCGACGCGGCCGGCGGCACCATCTCCAGCAGCACCGGCTCGACGATCGCCACCAGTACCACCGGCTGGGTCCGCCCGTCGGTGGTCGCCACTGCCCCAAGAACGGCCGTCCGGGCCATCTGCTACGTGGTACTCCAGTCCTCCGGCTCCGGCGCGACCAGCGAGGTGCACTACGTCGACGGCGCGCTCCTGGAGCAGTCCGCCTACGTCAACGAGTACCTTGACGACCTGGACCAGGGCCAGGAGAACACCGCCATGGACCTGGCGCTCAAGCGCGTTCCCGTTCCCCACCTCACCGGCGCGGAGCTCAACGCGGACATCGCGCTGGGCAGCCTGGTCTTCAACACCGTCGACGAGAACGGCGTGGTCTGGGTGGTGACCGAGGTGGACGGCTGGTGGAACCTGCCGACCCCGCAGGTGCCCACCATCGACCGCGGCTTTGCGGACGGCTCCTACGACGTGCGCGGTCGCTTTGAGTCGCGCGCCATCACCCTCAAGGGGGTCATCCTGCCGCCGGACCGGACCAAGCTGCCGGCCGCCCGCGCCAGACTGCTCAGCGCGGCGAACCTGGTCTACCGGGGCGACTGGCTGCGCCTGGACGAGGGGCCGGTAAAGGCGGCCTGGGTGCGCCTCGTCGGCGCGCCGACCGTGGACACCGTCAACCAGCGCGGGCGCACCGAGTTCTCCCTGCAGCTGCGCGCGGCCGACCCGATCAAGTACGAGTGGGTGTCCGGCTCTGTGGACGGCAAGCAGACCACCGCGCTGAGCACCAACAACAAGCTCGCCTCGCCGGGGGCGACCACGCTGGCAAACAACGGAGACGCCAACGTGGCCGCCGTCTTCAGCGTCACCGGCCCGCTGTACGGGCCGACCGCCACCGTAAAGAACGCCACCACCAACCAGACGCTGACCGTGGTCGGCGCGCTCCGCCCGGCGCGCTCCTACCCGGTGACCGCTCGAAAGACCGACGCGGACGGCTACAGCACCGTGACGCTGGGCGTCGGGCGCAGCAACGTGCAGGTCGGCGACAGCGTCACCGTGGCCAGCGCGGGGGACGCCAGCTACAACGGCACCTTCACCGTGACGGGCGTCACCACCGACGCCAGCCCGTACACGGTCCAGTACTACACCGGCCGCTTCACCGAGAGCTCCGTCACCGGCCTCTCCGGCACCCTCTCCGTCGGCGCCGACACCCTCAAGATCGACACCTACGACCGCGAGGTGTCAAAGAACGGGGTCGTGCAGGGAAGCCGCAGCATGGTGGACACCGTCGTCGACTGGGTCTACCTCCAGCCGGGAGCCAACCAGGTAACCTACAGCGACAGCTCTCAGACGGTAAACTTCATCAAGAGCTACGGCCGCAACTCCACCCAGCTGGTCCTGACCACCGTAGACAGCCACGGCGTGTACCCGGGCGACAGCGTGATCGTGCTCAGTCCGCCGGCGCTGACCACGCTGGGGTCCTACTCGGCGGTGGCCGACCCGACCACGACCCGCTACAACATCTACCTGCCGGACACGCGGGGCACGCTGAGCAGCACCGTGCTGGGGCCGGTCGTCTACACGAGCACCCGGGGACAGGTGGTCACCAGCGTCGCGTACAACAGCTCCAGCGACGTCGTTACGCTGACCACCGAGTTCAACCACGGGATGGCGGTGGGAGACTACCTGACGGTGGACGGCGGGTTTACCACCGTCACCTACTCGGGCACCACCATAGACGTCGCGGCGGCCACCGGGGCGACCGTGAAGATAAACACCTACACCTGGAACACGAGCACAAACCGGCTGACGGTGGTCACCGACTCCGCCACCAACTACGTGGTCGGAGACGAGGTGCAGGTGAGCAACATGGGCGGAGACTTTGACGGCGTCTTCTTGATCACCTACGTGTCGGGCACCACCCTGCACCTGAGCGTGACGTCGAGCACCGCGGACATAAGTGCCTCCACCAACGCCCCGACCGAGGCCACGCTCTACCGGGTATACCGCGTCTCCGCGGTGCCGACCGCCAACACGGTGTCCTACGTCAAGAGCTCGATCAGCGCCCCCACCGGGAGCGCGGCGGTCTCGCCAGTGGCCGGCCGGGTCTACCTGCTCGGGAACGGAACGGCTACCGCGTCGTACCGCTCGGGCTGGATGTCGTAGCGTAGAATTAGAGCAAGAGACAGACGCCAGAGGACCAGGACATGACCGCCGAAGAGACCCTTGCCCCCAGCTACCGCTACCTGCTCACCGACCTGGTGACCAACACCGTCATCGCCGAGCTGCCCTTCAGCGGCGTCGTCTACGGTCGTGCGCTGAACTCAGCCGGGAGCTTCTCCGGCAGCACCCCGGTGATCCTGGGAAAGACCAACGGCTACGACCTGTACGACAGCACCATGCCGGGGCAGACCGGACTATACGTCCTGCGCAACAACACCTGCGTCTGGGGCGGAATCATCTGGACGCGCAACTACGACCTCACCAGTCGCGCGCTGCAGGTCACGGCGCAGGAGTTCACCAGCTACCTCCACCACCGCGTGATCTGGAAGACCTTCACCAGTGACTACGGCGCCACCGCCGTGGCGGACAACGCCGGAAACTACATCACGCTCACCCTAGACACCGGACTCAGCGCCGACACCATCGCGCCAAAGTCAACGGTCCAGCTGTTCTTTGGCCCGGAGGTCGACACCATGTTCGACAAGGCGTACGTCGTGAAGAACCAGTCCAACAACAAGACCATCCAGGTAAAGGCCGACGTGGCGGGCACGACGATAAACTTTATTCGACTGGCCGGCAAGGTCGTGACCGTCTGGACCGGGTTCAAGCACGGCTTCAAGAAGAACACTCGAGTGCGGGTGTCGGGCGCCCCCAAGGACGCCTACAACGGCGTGCACGTCGTCAGCCAGGTGCTGAACGACTACTCCTTCAGCTACAAGATCGACACTACGAACACCAAGACCTGGAAGAAGCAGAAGATGACCGGCAAGGTGTCGCCGTACAACAAGCTGACGCCGGGGACCTACTACGGCGTCACCGTCCGCGTGCGAACCAACACCTACGACTACGTCAAGAGCCTGCTGGACTCCGTCTTCACCGACTTCAACACCGTTGAGTTTGCGTACGGCAACGACCCCGGCGTGAGCTACGCCCTGGCCGTCACCAGGAAGCTGCAGGCCGCGGGCGTCGCCACCCTGACCACCGAGGAGCCCCACGAGGTGGCGGTCGGCCAGCAGATCACCGTGCGAAACCTAGACACCAGACTAAATGGCCAGTTTGAGGTGTCCGCGGTCGTAGACGAGAACACGCTGCAGTACAGCAACCCCGGGGCGCTCAGCGTGAGCAGCGCATTGGTCTCCGACAAGACCGCCGCCGTGACCACCCGCCGGCGCAAGAACTCCACCAACTCGGCCGGAAACGTCACCTGCACGGCCACGCTGACCACCTCTACAAACCACCAGTACGCCGTGGGGGACATCGTCACCGTCAGCGACGTAGACCCAGCCGACTACAAGACCGTGCCGACCTACAACGGCACCTTTACCGTGACCGCCGTAACCTCCACCAGTCCGTACAGCTTCAGCTACGTGATCCCCAACAACGTGCACACCAAGAAGGACGAGCAGGGCAAGAAGACCGGCACCGGCGTGACCTGCAGCGGCACCGCGGTGGTCCACCCGCAGCTGATAGTCAGCACCGCCGGGTCCTTCTCGCCGTCGGCCAACATCGGCATCGACCTGCAGCTGGACGACTACTCCGGCAACGACGTCACCCCCGCGACGCACCGCGGCGGGGCGACCGACAACGTGGGCGACGCCCTGTCCAGCTACGCCGACAGCATCGCCGGCTTCGAGTACCGCATCGACTGCGACTACGACCAGGACACCGACACGTTCAAGCGCACGTTCAAGCTGCTGGAGATAGACGTGCCCAACCCCCCTGACCCGGGGGAGGTCTCTCCAATCAGCCGCTTCGGCGCGGACAAGCTGGTGTTCACCTACCCGGGAAACATCTCCGCCCTCAGCATGGACGAGTCGGCCGAGAACTCGGCCACCCGCATGTTCGTGACCGGACAGACCGCCGGCACGGGGTCCAATCCATACTACGCGGCCGCCTCGGCCACCGAGCTGCTCACTCCGACCGACGGCTCGCGCGCCTGGCCGCTGCTCGACGCCGTCCAGTCAAAGAGCGACCAGGGCGACCAGATCGTCCTCTACAGCTACGCCGAGCGCTACCTGCGCGAGGCCCGGCCGCCGGTGGCGGACTTCAAGGTCAGCGTCAACGGCTCCATTGCCCCGGTCATCGGCACCTACGCGCCGGGAGACTGGTGTAGCGTCGTTGCCGACGACGACTTCATCAAGGCCCGCCTGAGCAGCAGCCTCGAGGTGCGCAAGACCGCGCTGGTCCGCAAGATCCAGGCTTTCGAGGTGCAGGTCCCGGACGGCGTCACCTTTCCCGAGAGCGTGACCCTCACGCTGGTTCCCGAGTGGCAGGTGGACGTAAGTGGTAACTAGAAGAATTCGCAGCAAGGACTCCCTAGTCAGCATCCTGCGAGACACCACCTCTCGCAACGCGGCCACGGAGGTCTACGCCACCCCCATCCCGGTGCAGCCCGGCGAGATCACCGGCAACCAGCTGGCCTGGCAGGCCGTGAACAGCGACTCGCTGGCAGTCCAGGCCGTCTCGTCGCAGAAGTTTGCGGTCGGGGCGTGGGTGCCGACCGGCGAGAACATCCAGCGCGTGCCGGCCCCAATGCGCGACTACAACTACTGGATCGACGTCATCGACGGAAACATCAAGCTGCACCAGGAGGGCCTCCACGGCACCGAGAGCATGATAAACGTGTCCGCCGACCTCACCGGCGTGACCATGACCCCGACCGCCTCCGACCCCGCCCGCCTCTACCTGACCGGCCGCCTGCGCCGCCCCAAGAGCAGCAAGCTGCTCACCGACGTGACCGGCACCGACCGCGTAGCCACCCTGAGCAGCGTCACGACCAGCGGGTCTTACATGCGCCTAAACACCGCGGCAGCCCACACGGTCGTGGCGGGAGACACCATCACCGTGACCAACAGCACCCGCACCATCTCACTCACCGGCGGCTTCACCGGCAACACCGGAAACCCGGTCATTACCGTCACCGTGCCGACCGGGCACGGTATCGCGCAGAGCGAGCGACTGGTCCTCACCACCACCGGGACCATTGCGAGCAGCCTGCCGTCCGGGACGTACGTCCCGTCGGTTGTTTCCGCGACCCAGCTGAGCATCACCGGCACGGCGCCCAGCACCAGCGGCGGCATCTCCGGCACCATGACCATTGCCCTGGCCAGCGGCTGGGTGGACGGCACCTACACCGTCCGCGCCGTGGGCAGCCAGACCATCGACGTCGACAAGCTGACCTCTCGCTACCACAGCTCGCTGTCTATCGGGACCAACGCGGCGTTTACCGACGCCGGCACCGTCACCGCTGGCGGACTGCCGTACGGCACCACCCGCGTCGTGTGGTGGGCCACCGACGAGCTGGCCACCAACTACCGATACATCTACCCGAGCAACAAGCAGCTCACGACGCTGGCGTCCACGGTCTACGAGGCCAGCTCCGTCGTGGTCACGGTGGGCGGTGGCACCGGCGGCGCCACCAACAAGGCCACCCTTACCCTGTCCGCGACGCACGACATGCAGGTGGGCGAGCAGGTCAACGTGACCGGCACGTCTGGTGTCTCCGGCGTTACCGGCCCGCTTGACGGACAGTACGTCATCACCGAGATCACCACCACCTCTCCGTACAGCGTCAGCTACGACACCGCCGAGAGCACCCCGACCACCGCGCGCAGCCTGGTGATCGGCGGCGCAAACGTCGGCCGCGCGAGCCTGGAGGTGTACGACTACGCTGTCTACGTCGAGCTGGCCGCCAACAGCGCCGCCAGCCTGGTCAGCCAGGCCAGCGTCTTTGAGGTGATCGGCTCCACCAGCTCCGCCACCGGCTCCACCACCGAGGTGTCACCACTGGGCCTCAGCGTGGGCACCGGCACGGTGGCCAAGGCCGCCGCCATCGCGAGCGACGTCGACACCACGCTGGTGGTCAAGCAGTACTCGGCGGACACCAAGACCTACGTTGAGAACGCCGCCATCTACGCCGACGGCACCGTCTCCGCCATCCTGCTCAAGGGCGACGAGGTGAACATTGACGGCGTGAACGTCGTGGACAACTTTGCCACGGTCACCCGCAACGGCGCCGCCTACTCCGACGCGCTGTCTCTCCTGAACCGCCTGCCCCGCGGCATCGTGTACCACGGGCGCTGGACGCAGCCGGCCAGCCTCACCCTCTCGGCCGGCACCGGCGCGCAGGAGTACGTCATCGCGCACGGCAGCTTCACGCCGGAGGACGGCCGGGCCTACCGGGTTGAGCTGACCACCGGCGGACTCCGGGTAGAAGCGCCGTCCAGGGCGGTGTTTGTCGACCTGCGCTTCAGCACCACGGCTTTTACTGCCGGTAACTACGGCACCAGCTACCACCTGAGCAGCTTTGCCGGCGGCAGCGCGTCCTCAACGGACTGGTCAGTCATTGACGGACTCTGCGGGGTCTTTCACGCCACCAGCGCCGTCTCAGTCGTGACGGACAACTACCGTCTGCCAGCGGCGCAGGTTTACTGGGCGTTCATCATGCGCACCAGCGGCACCATCGCGGCGGGAGGCATCACTGTCTCGTCCAGCGCCAGCGCAGCCGGGACCGCGGCCACCGCGCTGATCGTGGAGGACATCGGGCCGTCGCTGCTGAACAGCAGCAACACACTGAGCACGTCGGCCACCTACGTTGGCGCGCTCACCTCGGCGGGGGGCCCAGGAACCACCGCCTACACCGCCACCAAGACCATCACGGCCACCGAGACCGGGTACTTTGACAACTACGGACGCGGCACCGGCAGCGACACCTACACCAACCAGTACTCGCTGTACCAGGGTAACCCCGGCACCGCCGGCGGCACCAAGAAGTCGGCCATTGAGTTCCCAGCGCTGGGCCTCCCGTCCGGCGCTACCATCACCGGCCTGCGCCTCTACCTAAAGAACACCTCGACGTACGACGGCAGCTGCCAGGTGCACGTGGCGCCGCACGGGACCGCGGAGCTATCCACCAGCCTACCCGCTGCCATCACCTCGTCGGCCGTCACCAGCCGCACCTACTCGTCCGGCGAGGCCGCGTGGATCACGCTGCCGTCCAGCCTGTACGCCGGGTTTGCGGCCGGCACGTCAAAGGGCATCTTGGTGGGCATCACCAGCACCGCCAGCACCAACGTCTACGACAGCACCCTCTCTAACTACGGCTATTTTCAGGGCGTGGGCACCGGCATGACCTATCCGCCAAAGCTAGAAATAACCTACACCTACACCGCCTAAGGAGCAGACACATGATACAACCCGGAGACGTCGTCGAGGCCACCCTCGTGGACCCAGAGACCCAGAGCGCGGCGTCGCAGCTGTTTACGGTGACCGCGGTCAACGGCACCGCCTACGCCGGCGGTCAGTTTGACGTGGACACGGCGGCGGGCTGGCAGGTGCGCCTGTCTCGCAAGAGCCTGGCCAACCTGAACCTGCCGACCACCCTCAGCGAGGTCTACGTGATCGACCGAAGCAACAACGCCCGCAGGGCCATTGGACGGGGCGAGGTGTGGCGCGACGAGGCCGGCACGCTGATCGACCTGGTGGACGTCTTTGCCTGGACGCCGGTACCGGACGAAGAATAGGTGTTTTCCGCAGCACAAGCGGTCGTTTGACCGGTAGAATTGTCTCACAGAGACAACAAGACAGAGAGAGCAACTTGAGAGCATGTACGAAGTAAAAGACGGGTCCAGGACCCTCCAGTTCAACGGCATCCTACTGGGCAAGTCGTCGTCACACCGACGCGGCTCCACCCGCTGGATCGAGTTTGAATTATACAGAACTGAGAGCGGCTCGTACGTCCTCTCTCGGATCGGGGTGTCCCTGGTCTTCCACGGCGCGGCCTGCCCACTGGTCAAGCGCTACGGCCTGCAGGAGCTGCCAGTCAGCCAGCTGCACCAAGACGCCCTACCCTGCGAGGACTGCTACCCGACCGAGGACGCCGAGCTGGTGTTTCCCGAGAAGTACCGCTACTGGGCGCAGGTGTCGGACGACCCAAACGCCGTGCTTGACGCACTATACAAGTATGACGACGGTGGCGCCAGGTATCTGACCAACGTCGCCCAGCGCCTACTGGAGGACGCCTCGGAGCAGGACCAGAAAATAGACCAGATTTACCGCATAGAAACCATCCCGTAGAACCGGTTTGCGCGCTATAATCAAATAAGCACCACTCCACAACGACAGAGAGACGAGACACATGTTCATCATCATCGAGGGCACCGACGCCTCCGGCAAGAGCACCCTGATAGAGGCCGTGCGCGCCGAGGCCAAGCGCCGCTACCCAGACCGCAAGATCCACCTCCTGCACAAGTCGCGCCCGGAGGAGGAGACCCGCCGCTGGGTCATCAAGGACTACGTCCTGTCCGTCGAGGACATCGACCTAGACGAGGACATCATCATCGCCGACCGCTGGCACTGGGGCGAGGCCACCTACGCCCCGCTAAAGCGCCCGCACACCGACAAGGACGGCTTCGGCCTGCTCGGCGAGGCCGGCTGGCGCTGGACCGAGCTGTTCCTGGCCTCCCGCGGCGTCGCGCACTTCTGGCTCTACCAGCCGCTAGGCGTCATCAAGAAGCGCCTGCTCGAGCGGGGCGACGACTACGTCAAGGTCAACGAGCTGGGCAAGATCCTAAAGCTCTGCCGCAAGGCCTACAGAAACTCGTTTACCAGCGTCAAGCTGAAGCCGAAGGCCAGCAGCCTAGACGACCTGCAGCAGACCGCCAAGGAGATGGTCGACTGGGCCGAGCTGACCGCCCGCGGCGTCGAGGGCCTGCGCCCGTACAAGCACTACCTGGGCGGCGCGAACCCAAAGGTCCTGCTGGTCGGCGACGAGCGCCCGAGCAAGCCGTGGTACGGCAGCAGCACCAAGCTCCCGTTCATCCCCGTTGACGGCAACTCCGGCAACTACCTCATGTCCAGCCTGCGCGACAACTTCTGGCGCGAGGTCGGCATAGTGAACGCCAACGAGTCCCCGGAGACCTTTGTGTCCCTGTGGACCGAGCTGGGCAACCCGACCATCGTGGCCCTGGGCCGCGAGGCCGAGAAGGCGCTGGTGAAGCTCGGGCTGAAGGAGTACGTCGACTACGCGGTGCTGCCGCACCCGCAGTTCGTGCGCCGCTTCTTCAACAAGAGAAAAGGTCAGTACGGCAAGGCCATTGCTAGAATAAGTAAGAAGATCGACAGTAAGGACGAGAAGTGGATTCTGCAGTAATCAACATCAAGGACGGCGTCAACGGCTACGTTGACCTGGTCAGGCACGTGCTGGAGCACGGCAGGGAGACCGCGCCGCGCGGGCAGAAGACCCGCGAGATCGAGGACGCAGTGGTTCGCATCGCCGACCCTACAAACGCGCTGCCGCTAAACGTGGGTCGCGGCACCGTCCCCGGCATCGGGGCCGTCGAGGCCATGCAGCTGCTCGCCGGGGTCTCGACCCCGAGACTGCTGCTGGAGGTCGCTCCCCAGTTTAGCGCCTACACCAACGACGACGGCGTCACCTTTCACGGCGCGTACGGTGCCCGCACCGACGGCCAGTTTGCGGTCATCGTTGAACGACTAAAGGCCGACCCGGACAGCCGGCAGGCGCAGGTGGTCATCTGGAACCCGGAGCTGGATCTCCTGCCGGGCAAGAAGGACTACCCTTGCACCACGCTGATGCAGTTTCGCATTCGCGACAACAAGCTGAACATGAGTGTGTACATGCGCTCCAACGACGTCTGGCTGGGAGCGGCCTACGACTTCTTTCAGTTCACCCGCGTGCAGATCGCGCTGGCCTCGGTGTTGGGCGTCGGCGTCGGAAGCTACGTGCACCACGTGGGCTCCCTGCACATCTACGAGCAACACTACGAGGTGGCAAACAAGCTGAAGTACACCGACAGCTACGTCGACGTGCCAGCCATCACCGGAAGAGACTGGCTGGACGTCAGCGTCCAGGCGCTCGCCGCGCTGCAGGCGGTCAGGGAAACGCCGCTGGCGGAGAAGCTGTCTCCAGAGGCCCGCTGGTACCGCGACGCGATGGCCAAGGCGGTTGAGAAGAACGCCGGCAAGCAGTAAGTGCTAGAGAACAACAACGGCAGAGGCGAGGACCCCGAGGACCCGACCGGCATCCTAAACGAGCAGGTAATGAGCGTCCTAGACTCCATGACCGTGCAGCTCAACGAGGTGTACGAGTCGCTGAAGCGCGCTGGGTTCACCCCTCCCGAGGCCATCACCATGGTCACGGGGATGCTGTCCACCATGATCCAGTACACTCCGGTGGGAGACCTGCTGGGAAACAACGACAACTACAACAACGACGAGGACGACGACGATGACTGGAACGGACCGCAAGACCTCTACTAGGCCCTCCTGGGACGAGGTGTGGATGCAGGTGGCGCACGCCGTCAGCCTGCGCTCTCGCTGCACCCGGGCCAGCATGGGCGCGGTGGTCGTGAGCCACGAGCAGCGCATCAGCGCGACGGGCTACAACGGACCCGCTGCGACCTTCAGGGGCGAGGGCGACTGCATCAACTGGTGCGAGCGCGCAAGGGGCACCACGGGGCTCTCTGGGGCCTACGACGGCTGCCCGAGCATCCACGCTGAGGCAAACGCGCTTCTGTACGTAGACCGCTCCCAGGTCCTCCGAGGGACCATCTACGTGACCGCCCCACCCTGCATGCAGTGCGCCAAGCTGATCTCCAACTCCGGGTTGTCCAGAGTAGTCGCTATGATTGGAGAGGCCGACCAGCACCGCACCCCCGAGGTGGCCCTGAGCTACCTGCGAGACTGCGGCCTAGAGGTGCTGACCATCAACAGAGACGAGACAGACAAATGACCGGAAGCATGAACGACGTCCAGCTGGACCTAGTCGACAGCGTCGAACAGGCCGAACGATTCCTAACCTGGCTGGGAGAGCGCCGCCCCTACGACGCCGTCTCGGTGGACATCGAGACCGGCGAGCTGCCGGGCAATCCCAGAGACCACGCGCTGTCGCCGTGGCACGGTCGCATCCGCCTGGTCCAGGTCGGAGACGGCATGCACGGCTGGGCGATCCCGTGGGACGAGTGGGCCGGCGTGTTCTACCAGGCCATGGAGCGCTACGACGGACCCATCGTCTGCCACAACATCGCCTTCGAGGCAAAGTGGTTCGAGGTGCAGTCCCGCTGGCGCATGCCGTGGCACAAGGCCCACGACACCATGATCATGGCCCAGCTCATCGACCCGCTGGGATCCGGGGCACTGAAGCGCCTGGCCTCGCTGCACATCGACGGCCGCTCCGCCGCCCTGCAGGCGACGCTCGACGCGTCGCTGGCCGAGAACGGCTGGACCTGGGGAACCGTGCCGACAAACTTTCAGCCGTACTGGGCGTACGGCGCGCTGGACACGGTCATCACCATGCGCCTGTGGGAAAAGTTCTGGGAGCAGTGCGCGCCGGGCAAGCAGTACAGCCGAGCCTACGACCTGGAGATGGCCGCCCGCAAGGTGGTGACCCGCATGGAGCTAAACGGCGCGCGCATCGACCTGGAGTACTCGAAGAAGAAGTTTGACGAGCTGAGCGCCTACGGCGAGCAGGTCAAGGACTGGGCCAGGGCCAACTACAACGGCCTCGGCATCACCAGCAACATCCAGCTAGTTCGCGAGTTTGAGCGCATGGGCGCGGAGATCACCGAAGTGACGGCGTCCGGCATGAAGGCGGTCAACAAGGACCAGCTGTCCATGTTCCTGCTAGACGAGCGCCCGGAGGTGCGGCAGCTGGCCGACATCGTGCTGAAGCAGCGCAAGGCGGACAAGCTGGCCAACACCTACTTCAAGAACTTCCTGACCGACAACGTCAACGGCTTCGTGCACCCGTCAGTCAAGACCATGGGCGCGCGCACCGGCCGCATGTCCATCACCAACCCGGCGCTGCAGACCCTGCCGAAGGGCGACGACACCGTTCGCCGCGCCTTCATCCCAAAGGACGAGGACCACGTCATCGTGACCTCCGACCTCGACCAGGTGGAGTTTCGCATGTTCTCCTCGCTGTCGCAGGACCCAAACCTCATCTCGCTGTTCAACCTGGCCGACGCCACCGGCTCCGACCCGTTCACCGAGATCGGTCGCGAGATCTACCAGGACCCGACCATGCAGCGCTCCGACAAGCGCCGCGGACTCATCAAGGGAGTGGTCTACGGACGCCTGTACGGCGCGGGGGTCGAGAAGCAGGCGCTCACCGCCGGCGTGCCGAAGGCGCAGATGCAGGCGGTGTCCGACGCGTTTGACCTGCGCTTCCCCGGCATGGCGCTGTTCCAGAAGCAGGTAGAAGACATCGGCATGCGCCGCCTCCGCTCCGAGGGCCAGGGCTACGTGAACACCTGGACCGGCAGGAGGCTGCCGTGCGACGAGGACCGCGTCTACTCGCTGGTGAACTACCTGGTGCAGGGCGGAGCCGCCGAGGTCTTCAAGAACAACCTCATCAAGCTGGACCAGGCGGACCTGACCGACCTGCTCATCGTGCCGGTGCACGACGAAATAGTCCTCAACGCGCCGCGAGGCGACGTGGAGGAGATCATGCGGACCGTCAAGGAGTGCATGACCACCACCGAGGGCTGGGCAATCCCGCTCACCTCGGGCATCGACGGACCACTGGAGACGTGGGGAGACAAGTACTAATGACCAGACTGATACTGGCGGTGGACCCGGGCAAGGCCACCGGACTGGCCCTCTTCGAGTACGAGGCCGGCGGAGAGCCGGACCTCATGTGGTCGATGGAGGTGCAGCAGCACGAGTTTGCCGGACCGGTCCGCGCGGCGCTGCAGCTGTCGAGCCTGACCGGCGTGCCGCTGGAGGTCGCCTGCGAGCGCTTTACCATCAACGCCCAGACCGCCAAGAACGCCCAGGCCCCCTACTCGCTGGAGCAGATCGGGATCCTGAAGCAGTGTCTCATGGACGCCGGTCGCGCGGCGGACGACATCTACTTCCAGGCCCCGGCCGACGCGAAGGCGGTCTTTCCAAACGACAAGCTGAAGAAGCTGGAGTACTGGCACAGAGGCGGTGAGGGACACGCCCTGGATGCAATACGCCACGGGCTGCTCCGGCTGGTAAAGAGCGGCTGGGTTCCCAGACGCCTACTGGACTAGTGAGACAGCAACATACTGGACAACTATGACGCTGGCGCAAAAATTGTGCTAGTATGTACACACAACGACCAAGAGAGACGAACAACATGCAAGTAAGCGTAGAGCTGGACGAAGCCGGCACCCACATCCTCATAACCACTGACTGGCGCTTCAAGGAGCTGTGCAAGAGCATCCCGGGCGCGACCTGGGCCGCCAAGGACAACGTCTGGCGCCTACCGGTCTCCTGGGCCGGCTGCCTGGCGCTCCGCTCGACCTTTCGCACCGACCTGCAGATCGGACCGCGCCTGGCCCAGTGGGCGGTAGACGAGCTGGCCAGGCGCGTAAACCCCGCAAACGAACTTCGCGACCTGGAGACCCTGCCCGACGGCGAGGGCTTCCAGGACCTGTTCCCGCACCAGCGCGCCGGGGTAAAGTTTCTAGCCACCGCCGAGCGCGCGCTACTGGCCGACGAGCCGGGACTGGGCAAGACCGCCCAGGCCATCCGGGCCCTGGCCGAGCTGCAGAGCCGCGGCGAGGCCGTGTTTCCGGCGCTGGTGGTCTGTCCAAACACCCTGAAGAAGAACTGGCAGCGCGAGTTTGCCAAGTGGTGGCCGGGCATAAAGGTCCAGGTCATCAAGGGCTCCGCCGCGCAGCGCCGCAAGCAGTTTGAGGAAGAAGGCATCCACGTCTACGCCATCAACTGGGAGTCGCTGCGCACGCACTCTCGCCTTGGCTCGTACGGCTCCATCGCCCTGGCCCGCTGCTCCGAGTGCGGCGGCCACGACGAGAAGGTGACCGAGGGACGCTGCGAGGTGCACAAGCGCGAGCTAAACGACATCGAGTTCAAGACGGTCATAGCCGACGAGATCCACCGCTCCAAGGACCCGAAGAGCAAGCAGACCCGCGCGCTGTGGGCGGCCACCGGAGACGCAAGGTACCGCTTTGCCCTGACCGGAACCCCCATCGCCAACGACGTGATGGACCTGTGGGCGATCCTGCACTGGCTGAGCCCGGAGGAGTGGCCGAGCAAGACCCGCTGGATGGAGCGCATGATCGACACCATGCTGAACGCCTTTGGCGGACTCATGGTCATGGGGGTCAAGCCGCAGATGGAGCAGGAGTTCCACGCGGCCATCAACCCGAGAATGCGCCGCATGCTGAAGGCCAGGGTGCTGCCGTGGCTGCCGGAGATGATGTTTGAGCGCCGCGACATCGAGATGTCCACCAAGCAGAAGAAGGCCTACGAGCAGATGCGCGACAACATGATCGCCGAGCTCGAGAACGGAGACGCCCTGGTGGCGTCGAGCGCCCTGACCCAGACGACCAGACTGCTGCAGTTTGCCAGCTCGTTTGCCGAGAGCGTGGTCGACGAGGCCACCGGCGAGATCAAGACCGTGCTGGCCGAGCCGTCGTGCAAGGTCGACGCCCTGATGGACGACATCAAGAGCGGAGACTTTGGCGGCGACTCGGTCGCGGTCTGCGCCGTCTCGCGCCAGCTCATCGACCTGCTCAGTGCCCGCCTGACCAAGGAGGGCATCGAGCACGGCCTCATCACCGGAGCGCAGAACGAGGACGAGCGCCAGCAGGCGGTCGACAACTTCCAGAGCGGCAAGACCAAGTGGATCCTGTTCACGGCGCAGGCCGGCGGCGTGGGCATCACCCTGACCGCCGCGCGACGGCTGGTCATGCTTCAGCGCCCGTGGTCACTGGTGGACCACAAGCAGGCGCTGGACCGCATCCACCGCATCGGGTCCGAGATTCACGACTCAGTCGTGGTCCTGGACTACGTCACCGAGGGAACCGTGGAGGAGCGCGTGCTCCAGGTACTGGACACAAAGGCCGACAACTTCGAGCAGATAGTCAGGGACAAAGACAAGCTCCTGGCCCTGCTGAAGGACGACAAGGCTGGAAAACTGTAAGTTTTTAGACTTACTGAAGAATTTTTAGCAAAACAGCTCCAAATGTCGCCAGTACAGGACATAATAGAGATACTCAACTAAGGAGAGACAAATGACTGAAGTGACACCATACCAGGTCTCCAACTCGGAGATCCAGGTGTTCAAGGACTGCCGCCGCAAGTGGTGGCTCAACTACTACCGTCGCCTCAAGCCGCGCGAGCAGACCAAGACAGGCGCGCTGGCGCTGGGCTCGCGCATCCACGAGGCGCTCGACATGTACTACTCAACCGAGATCCCGCTGCTAGAGGCGCACGCCCAGCTGGTCGAGAAGGACCGCGCGCTCCTGATCGCGGACTTTTCCGACACCTCAGAGCTAGACTCAGAGGCGGAACTTGGCCGCATCATGCTCGAGGGCTACCTCGACTGGGTGGAGGAAAACGGCATCGACGCCGAGCTGGACATGATCTCTACCGAGGAGATCATCCGCATGCCACTGATGGACGGCAAGGTCGAGCTCCAGGGCAAGCTGGACATGCGCGTTCGCCGCAAGGGCGACGGCGTGAGAATGTTTAGAGACTTCAAGACGGCCGCGAGCTTCTCGGACTTTGAGACCACCGCCCAGATGAACGAGCAGATCCTGACGTACATGCTGCTGGAGTCTGCCCAGAACAAGGACGGCGAGCGCTCGGAGGGCGGCATCTTTACCCTGCTGAAGAAGGTCAAGCGCACCGCAAACGCGCGACCACCGTTCTACCAGCAGATCGAGGTCCGCCACAACGTATTTACACTGAGGTCCTTCTGGAAGCGCCTGCACGGCACCATCGCCGACATGATGCGCGTCAAGGAGGCCCTGGACGAGGGGGAAGAGCACCAGGTGATTGCCTACCCGAGTCCGTCAAGAGACTGCAAATGGAAGTGCCAGTTCTACAACATCTGCCCGATGATCGACGACGGCAGCGCGGTAGAGGCAGCCATTGAGCAGCTGTACGTGGTAGGTAACCCGTACGGTTATTACAACGAAGAAGAGAAGAAAGGAACAGAGTAATGTCTGACGTACAACGCAGCTTGACCATGATGGTCTACGGCGAGTCAAAGGTTGGTAAGTCCACCCTTGCAGTCACCGCTCCATACCCACGTCTCATGCTCGACGTCGAGGGCGGCCACCGCTTCCTTCCGATAAACGTCAAGTACTGGGACCCACTACGCGAGGAGCCGCCGGTTGCCGACGGCACCTGGGACACCTGCGTGGTAAACGTTCGCGACTACGACGTGGTCATCAAGGCGTTTCAGTGGCTACAGCTGGGCAAGCACCAGTTCAAGTCCCTCATCATTGACTCCATCTCGGAGCTCCAGGTGAAGTGCATGGACCAGATTGCCGGCAAGAACCAGATGCAGATGCAGCAGTGGGGCGAGCTACTTCGCCACATGGGCGCGCTGCTGCGCGACCTGCGCGACCTGACCATGCACCCGACCGCCCCGCTTGAAGCCGTAGTGCTGACCGCGATGGCAAAGGCCGACAAAGACGGGCGCCTGCGCCCGTACCTGCAGGGTCAACTAGCGGTGCAGGCCCCGTACTTCTACGACGTCCTGGGCTACCTGGACATCGAGACAGTGCCCAACCCAGACCCAACCCAGCCAGCGTACCGCGTTCGTCGCATGCACGTTGAGCGCAACGACCGCTTTGAGGCGGGAGAGCGCGTACAGGGTCGCCTCGGCGGCGTTGTAGAGCAGGGAGACCTGGGAATCGAGCGCATGCTCGACATGATCTTCGGCCAAAAGGTCGAGGCAGCCGCAACCAAGAAGTCGTCCTAGCCAATCCCGGTTAGACGATCACCACAACGAAACAAGGAGAACGAACTATGAGTTCACTCAACTGGGGCGACCTAGTAAAAGACGCCGGAGAAGGCGCAAACAGCTACGAGCCACTGCCTGACGGTGACTACGAGCTAAAGGTAATCGAGGCAAAGGCCACCGTGTCTGCGTCTGGAAAGACCATGTTCAAGATCACCACCGAGGTCCAGGTCGGTGCGCACGCTAAGCGCCGCGTCTGGGACAACCTGGTGGTCTCACCGGAGAACGCCAGCGCGCTGGGGATCTTCTTTGGCAAGATGGCGGCTCTCGGCCTAAACCGCGAGTACTTCACCACCAACCCAAGCAACGCCCAGATTGAGTCAGCCATCCTAAACCGCACGTTCCGCGGCCAGATTGGCTCTCGCGTCTGGCAGGGTGAAAAGCGCAACGAGATCAAGAAGTACTACGTTCTCGCCGGCAGCAACACCGCCACCGCTCCAGTTGCCGCCGCTGCTCCAGCGCCGGCTCCAGCACCGGCTCCAGCGCCGGCTCCAGCACCGGCTCCAGCACCGGCTCCAGCACCGGCAACGTCAACGTTGCCTGACGCTCCGTTCTAAACGCGCGCCAACCAGTGTGGGGCATCGCTAGCAATAGCGGTGCCCCACACCACTATCACAAGGAAGCAGAGACATGAAAAAAGTTCTTTTGACTGGGATGACCAGTCCGCAGGCCTCGGCTAGACTGGGGAGTCGAAACACAAACTTCGCGGGGCTGCTGAAGCGGTCCCTGGAGTTGCGGGGGCACTCGGTAGACTGGACGCCCGCCTCGCTCGACTGGGACGCCGAGCACCTGTCGCAGTACGACTCAATAATCGTGGGAATCGCCCCCGTCACCAGCCTCAGCGCCAACTACGCCTACGGCGCACTGAAGCTGATCCACCTGCTGTTTGACGACCCGAGACTGCGCCTGTTCTTTGACGCGCCGGACGCTGGGCAGATCCAGACCTCGCTGCAGACCGCGGTGATAAACGAGCACACGCTATTCAAGTCGTTCTACTCCGCCCGCCGCGGGTACGCCGTCGTAAACAAGAGCGCCGAGCTGATGACCTACGTCTGGGGTGCCTGCCGGGCACTCCTGCAGGACCCAAAGTGGCCGGTTACCCTGTACCCGGAGCTGCCCTGGAACAACCTGACTGCAGACCTGGAAAAGATGCTCCCAGAGGGCGCCAGAGGCCGTCTGGAGCCCGTGAACCTGGACAGCCTAATACTGGCTGACCAGGGCGCCACCGAGGCTCCTACGGGCAACCGGTGGCTTGTTGACGCGCCTAAAACAGCCTGGTCCAAGTCAACCATGGCGACCCTAAACACCCAGGTCGCCCCGCTGAAGTGGCACAAGGGGTGGACCGACGCCCAGATACGCGGGCAGCTCAGCCTGGCCGTCGGGGTCATGGTCTCGCCGCAGAAGCCGGGCGGAACCTGGTGGTCGCCGTACTACGCGATGGCCCTGGTCGCCAAGGTGCCGGTGGCGAGCTACTGGCAAGACACGGTGCGTCTTGGAGACTCCTGGACCCACCTGGCTGCTAGTATTGAAGCTATGAGCCAGCAGGAACGCGCGGAGTTGGCGGCGGCGCAGCGCGACGCCTACGCGGGCAGCATCTCAACCGTCAAAGACTCGGCGGTGGAGCTGCAGCAGATACTAAACATAAACATTGGAGAGACCAGCAAGTGAGTAACACACTGTTCAACGAGTGGCTGAAGCGCACTCGAGACCTGCAAGAGAACGTCTACAAGATCGACTACGACGCCATGACCGGCGACGCCCCGGAGAAGATCAACAACCTCATCGAGTACATCCGCTGGAACATGCTCGCCATCGACGACGAGCTGGCCGAGATGCGCCAGCCGCTGTCGTGGAAGCCGTGGCAGGCCGACGAGCCGTACGCGGACCGCAAGGAGGTCATCAAGGAGGCCGTCGACGTGCTGCACTTCGTGGCCAACATCATCGTGGCCTGCGGCGGCACCGACGAGGAGCTGGACCGCTTCTACCTGCAGAAGATGGAGAAGAACCGCAAGCGCCAGGAGGCCGGCTACGCCGTGAAGGCCGAGGGCGTCAAGTGCGTCCAGTGCACCCGCGCGATCGACGACGTCGGCGCAAACCCGCTGGCGCCGTCGCACTGCGTCAAGTGCGGACCACAGACAGTACCGGCAGTCACGGAGGAGAACTAATGCCAGAGCTACCAAGAGAGTGGATCACCGAGCAACTGAAGGCGGCCAGGGTCACCCCAGCCGTGAGCAAGATCGTCATCCACCTGCTGAAGGCCTACGAAGAGCTTCCAGCTGACCTGAACCT